ACGTCGACAATATTTAAAATGTGCTATTTCATCCATCTCACCACTTACAAATAAACATTTATAACCTTGTTTAGTAAGATCAGCTAATATATCTAAAGCTATTGTAGATTTACCTGAACCTGGACCTCCTGCTAATACTAGGTTTGTTCCTGGCATCAAGCCACCGTCTGTAGATAGGATAACATCTATTTCTCTATTTGTTTTAAATGGTTGAAATAGTGAATCGTTGAATGATAGTTCTGATCCTCTATACAGCTTAATAGTTGAATAATCAAATTCAGCAGGGGTCTGTTGTTTGTTTGGACGACCTCTTCTTTTTGCTTGTGAAATGTTTAATGTATGCATAACCTTTATTTTTATATTTTAACTTTTAATGATCTAAATATACGAACAAAGGTTTTAGAAACCAAAGGGGAAGTTAATAGGTTATGGTCGTTTCGTCTTCTTTATCTTTTTTAGTTTCTTCCCATTTTCTAGGTATTGGAAAACCTTTTGAAACCTCATCTGTAAATTGAAGATATTCAGGGTCGTTATTTGTATTGTATGTTTTTTGATCTCCACTATTATCATTTATATCAAATTGTGGTATCATATCTTTTATATATTTTTCATATTCTTCATTGGTTAGATTCCAAGAATCATCTTCTGATGGATCTGGTTCAGTAGGGACTATTTCACCGTATATGTTTTCTTTAAAAGGATTTTTGATTTGGCTAAAAGCAAAGTTAGATGCTATAACTAAAGATATAGCTAATGGATCAAATACAAATACTATAATCAAAAGTAACCAGTTTATGATTTTATCCATAGAAACACCTGTTAAAGTAGATAGATATTTTAATGGACCTAATTCACTAGCGGCTCCACCTTTTGTTTTAACATCTAAAATTTGTGTTTCTAGGCTGAATATAGAATCGTTTGTTATGTCTAGTTTAGAAGTTAAACTTTCATCTGTTTTACTAGCAGATTCCATCTGTTTGATACTTGCATTGTTTGATCTTACAACTAGATTACCTTTTCTATCTGTAAACTGGGTTGTTGAACCTTTAGATAAGGTACCTTTTAGTTCGATAAGAGATTGTTTTTCTTTTAGGATATTATCTCTAGTACTTTCATATAGCTTCTTTTTTGAAGTTAAAGCTTCAACTTGTTGAGTTACTATCCCATCTTTGTTTGCTGTTTCTTGATATGCAGCAGATAGGAAACCATAAATACCCATTGAGGTAATTAAAACTAAAACAATAGTTGCTACTGTTAAATAAGCTCTTAAAATTTTGTTTAGTTTATCCCAGTATTTGTATAATAATGAAGCTGTTACTAGTTTAGATACTTCTAATGAAGATGCCATTATAGTTACAGCTAGTGAGGCACCTGCGAATAGTTTACTAAGGCCGCTTACTGAATAGAAAGCGGCCGAAGCTGATACTGAAAGCGCTGAGAGCGCTATTATTGTTGGGAATAGTTTATTTTTTAGGTTTTGTAGTTTTTGTAATTTGTTTAGGTTCATCATCTCTAATTCCTTTATGTTTGTCAATCAAATCTAATATTTTGTTTAGTTGGTCACTTTTAATGAATCCAGCCATAGAAGCGTTTTTAAGTGCGCTTATGAGTTGGAACACCATGAAAGGTAATATAATGACCTCACTAAGCCAAGTAGTTCCAGGAAAGGCTTTTTCTACTGTTAAAACTACTGTTAAAATTCCAATCCAAACAAATGTATTTTTTAATACACTAAGAGCTTTACATGTTTTAAATCCTTCTCTTTTTGTGCCTGCTATTACACCAAAAAATCCATCCATAAACATAACCGCAACTACAGCTAAATATTGTTCTGAATTAGCCATTGCTAGGTGGAAAAAATATGTACATAAAAAAGTACACAAGGCTGTTAATGTTGCTATGATAATATCAAGTGTTGATGGGTTAGGTACGATATTTTTCATTTTTATTTAACGTAAGTATAGTATTTTAAAGTTTTTTCTTCTCTGTCTGCTAAACCATGAGTTCCACCATTGATTCTTTTAGTTAAAGCTAAAATTGTATCTTTGTTAACTCCTTTATCGCATACATCCCAAAGTTTGTTTTTATCAAAAAAGAATATAGCTGATTCAAATGCATATTCTGTTGCTACTAGATCTGGATTTTCCATAATTTCTGGTTTTCCTAAATGTTTTGCAAACTGAGAATAGTTATCTTTTCCTGTTGTTTGAAGAGCTCCTCTTCCTCTAAATTTCCATCCATCTCCTGAAGCTTCGTCTCCATTTCCCATTCTTGAAGCATAAACTCTGTTAGCTATTTTTTCTGGTTTACGAGCGTAAGATTCTTCTAAGTTACCTGGAAAGTATTTTCCAAAGATACCTTGTAATCCTTGTGCTGAATAATTTAAATTTTCAGAGAAAACTTTAAATCCACCTGATTCGTGAGCCGTTTGAGCAAAGAAATGTGCTGCTCTTTCAGGGGTCATTTTGTAATAGGCCATAGCCGCCTTCATTGTACCGGGTCCAAATGCTCCATCAGCCGGGATCCCTAGTTTTGTTTGTAAACTGATTAAACTCATAATTTATTTGATTTGGTTATTTTTCTTCTTTGTTACCTTTCCAGATTTCAGCAATTTTTTCTGTTGCTGTTAATCCTAAACAACCAAATGCCAATAACGCTACCGATTGAACCAACATTGGAGACGGAGCTATATGAGCTTCACTAAAACTATTTTGATACATAGTTGCACATAGTGCTATAACACACATTAATCCGCAAAATCTTTTCATTGAAGGACTTCCAGGTTCATCTTTAAATAAACCAGATATGAATTTTAGCATAGTATTTTTTATTTAATTATAAATATTTAAAAACTCATATTAGTTACAGCTTCATGAATAGCTCTTTTTAAAGCTGATGAAACTGTCATTTTTGAGAATGGGACTTTACCATCTACTAACTCAATCATGATGGCTTTTACTTCTGTTTCTGATTCACCGTATCCTTCTATTTTCTTTCCATTATATTTTAATCTAACTCCTACTTGAGTAGTTTGATTTGTTTGTTCTATTCCTACTATTCTTATAGTGGTTTTTGGAATACCAAAATAGAATATCTCAACTGAGATAGGAGTACCAGCATCTGATAAACAATATTTGTTTGATAGTTCTTCTTCAACGATTTGTTTAACTCCAAATCTAATGTCTCTATTGCCTAGTTCTCTTAATTTAGCTGTGGAGTAAACGGTGTCTATTTTAACACATTGAGAATATGATAAAATTGGAAATAATAAAAGTACTAATAGTTTTTTCATTTTATAATATATTTTGTATAATCTGTAGATGATGGTTTTTCATTTTTAAAATAATATATTTCAATATTATTATCATATTTGATAGTTTTATAATATGCATCTGGTATTGTAGCGCCTGTTGGGATTGTAATTGAATTTTTACTAAACACACAACGAATTTCAACTGAAACTGTTTTATTTGTTTTTGCAAGTTCTCTTTCTCTAGCTTCTAATAGTCTCCAGGTTGTTCTATTTAGATTTTCTTGTTGGAGTGAACAGTTTAGATAGCTAAATGTTTTATACAATGTTGCTTTATCACAATTGAAATCAGCTGCTGGGGCCATATGTCCTTTATCATATGGATTTTTTTCATAGTCTTTAGCATCTGATGTTTTGATTGAATCACAAGTATAAAAGTCCATTCCTGTTCTTGAAGCTGTCCCATTTGGACATTGTACTGTATATTTAACAAATTTAGGTTGTTGTAGCTTTTCTGAGTATACTACTTCAAATATGTCTGTTTTGATGTAGATAGAATCTCTTAGGTTTCCTTGACTAAAGATAAATAGAGGGAGGAGTAATAGAATTAATGTAACTTTTTTCATGTTTAAAATTTAAGATTTGAGCCAAATAATATATTGTTCATAATTGCAAATTTAGGAGTAGTGTTTATATTAGCTCTCCAATTTACATTTATTTTGAAATGTTTTCCTATTTTTAAAGATAGATTGTTTCCTGCTACAACATTTACTGTGCTAGATGTATTAAAGAAATTTTTGCCCAAATCATAATAAGGGGAACATAAAGTGACAAATACTTCTGGTTTCCAGTCTAGTTTTTTGTTCACTTTAAATTCTTTATCTGCCATTAACACTGCATAAGGTATTGCGGCATAATAAGCACTTTTGTTTGCTGTATCTGATGGTCCATTTGATATCACAGAAGTTCCAAATTGTGCTCCAACTGTGAAATGTTTTAATTCCCACATTTTAGTTACACTGGCTCCTCTATTTATTGCTATCCCCATTATACCAAAGTTAACATGGTAATACCAATCTCTTTTTCTATAATATACAGAATAGGATTGTTGAGTTAAATCGAATGTGAGTACGGCATTTACTCCAAATCCTTGTCCAAGGTTTACTTTACTAAATCCTAATCCAGTTCCATATCTCCATCCACCTTCATAAGTTGCATTTTGTATCATTGCAAAAGATGCTGATGTTAGCATTGGGTTTGGTTTAATTATAGAACCTCCTCCAAATGTACTTGATTGTGCTCCAATAATATTATTTTGAGTGTGTCCAAAATCTTCTTGTGCTGAAGATGACTGTGTGGAAGGAGCAGGAGCGGGAGGTGGTGGGGTTTGTGCATGTAAAAATATCGGCAGTAGTAATAATATAATATATTTCATAATTAATAAGTTACTTGCCCTTTATAACCAGGAGATATTAAGTAATAGTTTGTTGTGCCTCCTGAAACAGGAGAGTTTATTGTTAAAGATGATATTCCAGGGATAGTTGATCTTAAATCTGTTGTTCCAGATGTTAAAGATGAATATTGTGTTGTGCTAAATAATCTAGATGCAGCCATAGTTATCCAAGAACTAACTCTTCCGGTTTTTTTAAGGTTAATATAGTATTCGTCTGAAACGGTTATCCTTCCATCTCCATTCACGTCATACATATTCCAATGTATACTTTTTTTGATGGTTTTGCCTAATATAATATCTGAGGTACTTTGTAGGTCTGTTAAAGATATAGATGTTACTGGAGGAGGAGCATCTATTTGAATATACCATTCCACTCCTGTTCCTGTAGGTCTTGATAAGGAATAGTATCCTGAAGAGTTTGTATATGCTGTAGCATCTAAAGCCCAAGCAGATGTTGTAGTGGTTGTAGTTCCTATTTCATCTGTTTGTAGGGAATATCCTGATTGGGATGGTC